AGCCAGTCTCCGATAAAGGAGTAAATGCAGGAAAGTTACGAATTAAAACGTCGTAACTCCCAGCAACCCGGACAACACGGGGTTCGTTGGACAAGTCGTGTCCCCCAGATGGCCAATGAGGCCACCATTACCCTGCTAGGTAGCAGGGACCCAGCGGAGTTTCAATGAAACGGCTCCGTGCCGCGCAGTACGCTCTAAATGATGCTTGTCGATAGCACGAATATCGTAGTCTTGCGACCACAATTTGTGCGCAACAAAGTCATCATCAAGTGTAAAGAGGTCATTTTGATTAGCGTTAAGCTTTTCTGATGACAATAGACACTTCTGTAGAGCAGCATAGCCTTCAAGTCTATCAGTACTGTAGACAGGCGTGGGCAACCATGCCTTTACTTCAAGGCGCTGGAATTCCCTGTTAAATCGCTTCAACAGAGGTTGATTTAAACCCACGGGATAGCTACGCCCTAACCCCGAGCCATCACCAGATACGAATGGATAAAACTTCAATATCTGTTCACACGCGGTATGCATGTGCTCGGCCGTCTCCACATAACCCTTATTAAAGAAAAGGTTTGCAGTCTCGGACCAAGAAATAATGTTCGAAGCTAGCTGCCTGTTCTTAGGACGCGGTGATCTAACGTAAACAGGGGTTACCTGTCGTCCGCTATAAGCGTCAACTCCACACGACTCTCGAAAGCTTCCGCTAACAAAAGTTTTTGCAGAGTTTACCTTACAATTGTACTTGCGTAGGTAATCAAGAACAGTACCTGCGTCATCTGTTGGGACGATTATATCGTCACCGTAGACGTGAATCCATTCCCCAACCAACTTTAGATTGGAGTTTGTTAATGAGAGGTTGCGGCTCTCCAGTAAGGCCATTACACATATAGTGTAAAAGTACATGGCCTCAACTGGAAAGCACAACGCGCTTCCCATAGATGCAAATTTCCGCAATGGGCCGATAACGGTTCCATCAGGGAGCTCTGCATACCTTGACCGACATGCATCGATTAGACCCAATAAATCAGGGTCAGCACGAAACATCGCCAGAGCAAGATCGCGCGGAACGCGGTCACTCGCATCTGACAAATCAATCGTTGCTAATTGACCATCGATCGAGGAGGAAACAGCCAACACCTGATTTATAGTTTGGTCACGAAAATTGATGTGACCAGCTGTCAGGTCGTACCGCTCAATAGCGTCATACAAGACGTTTCGAACAGTTTGTTGAGCGTACTGCATACAGCACGGCTCTATGGCTATAACCCTTGGACCTTTGAGAGTCTTGGGGACGGTGACAACCCTTACGGGTTGCTCATCGACCTCTGGCACAAGCGAAACTACCTCGACTTCCTCAGAACCCATAGCGCTGATAGAAAATGCGTTGTGGTAAAGAGGGAAATAATTGTCGAGACGTTCGTGCCACCTTCGCCAAGCGTACTTCCGATTTCCGGAAATGCGGTCAGCGGTTGCACCGGGACCATGTGATGGTATGAACTCATTACGGTAAAGACCGAAAATGAGATTGTCCCACAACATAGAAGAAGTATCAAGAAATTTCGATACATCCTCGGTCGGCACTGAAGACACACCAAAGGCGCGCTCAATTTCGACGAAGTTTGCGATAACTTGCGACACCCGCGAGGGCGTACATTCAAGCTCCACTTTCTTGAAAGCAAGACAGATTTGTCTAAGACTGTCAAGATAAGCGGCGTGATCGCAATAATCAATTGTAGATTCGTCATAAATTCTCCCATTCTCTCTGTCGAACACACGACCGAGCATACCTTGCAAAAACACAGGGATTGCTCCATGTAACGGGAAACCCCGAAACCATGTTGGGTCAATGTAACCAACTGTTAAGCATCTTTCAACGCTTTTACAGAAGGTTGGTAGGGTGATCGTTAAAAATGATACACCTTCATGTTCGACACGTGATCTGATAGTTTTAAGATCACGTAAATCAGAGACATCAGCAGGACATTGGGCACATGCATCTCTATAGATACAATATGCCAACTCAAGGTAATCACTTACGTTGCTTTTCAAGGGTCCTCCAAACTAGGAGGTAACC